GCATCTTGACTACTACGCCCACGCTTAATAGTTACACCAACTACATATTGTGTTACATCAAAGAAAGTTGTTGAACCTTCCAAAAAATCTTCATCAAGAATACCTAGCAAATCATCATCAAGGGTAAAAACATTCTGGTAGAAACCAGCATCAAGTTCAACTTTGTATGTACCAATGTCATTCAACCCTGACATTACGCCACCTGAATATCAATTGCACCAGAACGCCTATTGAACTTACGCAGTTCAGCAACCAACAAATCAGGCAAAGTTTGATCTGCAATCTTGCTATTGATTGTGATGTTATAAACATCACCACCCATACCACCCAACTTTGACAAAGGTATAACTGCTTCTGATTCACCACCTTCAGCAATTAAAGCCAGCGTTGGTTTTGTCACAATTCCTCCGGAAGCAAGCGTAGCCAAACCACCAATGTTGAAACCTGAAAAATCAAGACCACTGAAATCAAAGCCAGCACCTGTAGAAGAACTGCCAGCACCAGAAGCAGCAGTTGCTGTTGGCACAATAGAAGCAACTTTTAATTCATCAATAGACTTCATTGCAGACTTCATTTGCTTTGAAGTCAATTTACCCTTTGTCATTTTCAACAGAAGGTTTGCTTTTGCTAATGCTTTAGTGGCTTCAAGTTCACGCAACTTGGCATCACTTAAATTATCAATAGCATCAACTTCATCTTTTTGCGCTTTCTGCAAATCAATCAACGCATCTTTATAGGTTTCTGATTCTGTACTTGCGCCATTAACTATTTCATTCAATGTCTTTTGTGCAGCAGCAACATTGTTTGTACTTGTAGTTACAGCATCAATGGAATCTTTAACGCTTAGTTGTGCTTCAGCCAAATCAATTTGTGCCTGTCTGATCTTGGTGGGATCACCAGTGGCTTGTGCTTCTGTCAGTGCATCTTGCGCATCTTTCACAGCAAAGTTGGCTGTTTCCAGTGCATACCCTGCACGCTCTGCTTCACGCTCTGCCTGTGTCAATTCTTTTCTGGCTTCAGATGCCTGCGTAGAACCAGCACCATAACCAGCAGCAATCTGATTCAGTCTTGTTTGTGCAGTAAGAACATTCTGTGTGGCTGTAGCCAAATCAGTTTGCGCATCTTTTGCAGCCTTCACAGCAGCAGTAAAAGATTTGTTGCTATTGGCTGCACCAAACAAAGCAGTATTAAACTTTTCAAACTTCTGCGCTGCTGTCTCAACAACTTTGGCAATGGTATCTATCTTTGGTGTTAGATCTGTTGTTTCCTTACCAGTGGTACCAGTTAGTTTGTTGGCAAGTTCTTGAATAGCATTTAATTCAGTTTGTTTTGTTTTCATCTTGTCTAGTTGTTCAACCAAGTTTCTGATTTTTGCAACATACACAAGGCTGGTTTCAGATGATAAACCTAAGATATTACGAAATGCAATGAGAGTTGGTTGAATACCATTGGCTTGTGCGTCAGCCTTTTTCCACGCTTCAGTGAATTTAGAAGCAGCACCAGTGCCTTTGCTTACATATTGCGCAAGATCATCAGTAGAAAGCCCCAACGCATTTTGGGTATCAATAAAAGCCCTAGCAGTTTTACTGCTGTTATACAGTTCAACAAGCAAACCAGATTGTGCTGATTTCTCAGCCAGCAACGCACCAGTTAGATCTTTGGTGGTTTTGGCTGCTTCAGCCTTCCTTCCGGAATACACACCATAAGCAATACCAGCAGCCACCAGCACAGCAGTAATAGCACCTGCTGTAGCCATAGCAATCTTGGCTGCACCAATACCTTCAATCAATGTTTTCATGGCAGCAGAACCCAAAGTAGTTACAACATTCAATGCCATCATTGTGCCTTTATAAACACCAGTAGCAATGTTCAATGCAATGATTCCACCAGTGACACCAAGAACGATTTTGCCAAAAGCACCAAGATTATTAATGCCATTAAGTAGAGAACCAACCAAGAAATTAACGCCAGCACCAATACCCTGTTCACCAACAATTTCTTTGAACTGATCTAAAACAGGCAGCACATTATCAACAATGGCATTAGATAATCTTTCAACAGTAGGTAACAGAAGATTACCAAGATTTTCTTGCACATTGCCAATGGCAACTTTCATACGATCAAAGCCAGTAGCAGTAGCCTTTGCAGTGCCACCAACCTGTGATTCAATTTCAGCCAAAATTAACTTCTGCGCATCAAGCGATCTACCAGACGCCACCAAAGTTTTGATTTGTTCTTTCTGCTGGTCAGTAAAATCAATACCAGATTTCTTTAACGCAGTTAAACCCTTCACAGGATCTGATAGTGCTTTACCTAATTGCAGTGCAGCACGATCAGTAGAACCAAACACATTGCCCATATCAAGAACTGCTTGCGCTGTTCTATTGAAGATGTCATTGCCAGCACCTGCTTCATTATGAACCTTCTTAAAAGTAAGAAGCAGGTTCAAAGAACTTTGTATTAGTTCATCATCTACGCCAGCCTGCAAAGATAACTTTTGCGACAACTTGCCAATCTGATCAGTTGTTAAACCAGCAGCACCACCAGTGGCTTTGATAATGGCATCAGTTTGCTTCATTACCTTTTGTGATTCATAGGCAGCCTTTACTAATGAACCACCAATAACCCCAGCCAAACCAAGACCAACAGCACCCAACTTTGCAAAGTTCTTTGCTGCTGTGTTCACTGCTTTGTTGGTGTTCATCAATGCAAAAGCACTGCGCTGCCCAGCACCATTTAGATTTTTGAAATCAGCAATAGCCTTCTGAATACCACGATTATCAAAAGAACTTATGATAGGTACAACAATTGCCATTAGAAAGCCTTTCCAAATCTGCCCAACGCTGTGCGCACCTGTGAAGTAGCACGCACTGATTGTGCGTTTCTACGATCAGTTTCAGAAGCAATTTCAGCAGTAAACCTTTTACCAATGTCATCAATCACTTGCATGATTTCGTTTTCTACCATTGGGTAACTGGCTTTGGTTCTGCGCCACATTGCCCTAGAAGGATCACCCGACTTGGCAAGGTTCTTTACAAACTGACCATTCTTAATTTCATTCTTAGCCAGATCATAAACAGAGCCAGCAGCATCAGATTGTTTGATACGCAGAATGGGGTATGAATTGGTACGCCTCACCTTGCGCCCACCCACAACAACTGTTACACCCTTGCGTGCCTTCTTACCTTCATACTTTGGAAAAGATGAACCAGCACTATTGGCTGATTTTCTGCCCCTAGTAGTACGCCCATATTTAGTCCAGTTGATTACACCAGTTGAACTTGGATATGGCTTATCCGGAAAGCCAGCAGCCACATAAGCACGCATGGGTTCAGCCTTGTTTTTCAGGTCAGCACTAATGGCTTTATACAGTTCAGGTTCTAACTGCTTCAATGCTTGCAACACTGGCGCAACACCATGAACCATTGTTTGTGAAACTTGCAGTTGCGCCATGTCAATACTTTACTTGCGTTGGTGTTGCTTGCTACGCCACAAAAGATAATCGTGCATAGCATTTATATATGTTGGTTCTTGTTCTAGAAGCACACTAGGTGCAATGCCTGTTTCAACACAGATCATTGCCAATCTTGCTATTGCGCTTCCATTTCCAAAGGGATTGATGAACCTTCATCAGCATTATCAACAACTTCAATAGTATCAATAGTGTTTAACCATTCAGGATCAAAAGCCATTGTTGTGTTCTTGTTGCGTGTTTCTGATTTCCATGCCAACCATGCAATATCAGTTAAACGCAGTTCTGTTGCAAAGTTTGAAACACTGCGATTCCATGTGCGTTCAAACGCAACGAAATCTGCAAACTGTGCTTCAACAATTTTTTCTGTACCGTCAGTTGTTTTTACGGTCATTGCCATTTTCATTTGATGCTGTCTTTCTTTTATTTATGGGCTAGTAGTTTTTACTACTGATCCACCAGTGAAACTTAATGTGGTCATTGCTAATTCACCAACAGCACCTGCCACTGGTGTATGCGCAGCCAAGAATGTGCCACTTACTGTGTACAAAGGACAGGTGGCAGAAACGGTATTGTTTGTTGGCTTAATCGTTACTGTGGTTGTTGTACCAACCAAAGGATAAATCAACGCTTCAACACTTGTTGATGGTGATGCAGATGGAATCGTTGTAGCAAAGTCTTGCATCAACGCAATTTCAATTGACACATTTTGCAAACCACCAGCAAACTTATGTCCGGAATCCCCGAACGCAGTTACCTCAATTGAATCAACTTCATAATTCAATGAAACGCTATTTGCTTTTGTTTGAACTTGAATTGCATTGATAGTGATCACTGCATCTGTTAATGCAAGTACAGCCATTACGCAACAGCCTTTGCAATAGTGCCACCAGTAAAACTAAGCGTTGTCATA